TATATTATTGACGTCTAGATACTGTCTTATCTTTAATAGTTTGTGGAGTCATATTATTAATATTAATCAAGTTAGTATTAATATGAGATCCTATCATATATACATTCATCATATTCTTAGATAATACATCTGTCTTATCTACAGGGATATCTTCTAATGATACTGTACCAAGAGTGGAGATAGTATTATACATAGCTTGCTTAGCTTCTACTGAGTCAGCACGAGCACGGGAGAATTCTGTTAATGTATCTTCCATACCAGATACTACAAGTGATTCCATTTCACGGTCAGATGTAGCACCATTCTTATCATGACCTACAAGACGACCAGTCTTATTATCACGAGATACTATATTAGTAGAGATAGAGTTCTTCTTAGTTAAGAATTGTTTCATTTTCTTTAAATGAAGATATACTACTAATGCTTCTTTAGTCCATACTGGTTCACCATCTTTATTTACATATAAGTCTGGGGTAGCTACCTTTTCCATTAATGGTACTCCAAGGATATTAGCTGCTTTCTCAATCTCAATAAAAGTTGGTTCAATCTTAAAGATACGTGTTTGGAATCTATATGGATATTTCTTAGAGATATAATCTAAGAACTGTTTATCGTTCATGTCTTTAAATAGATTAGCATAATATTTAGACATACTTTTAGTCGGATCTAATGCATCCATTACTTTATATACAAGCTCTTCAGCTTGCTTACGTTGTTTAGTCATATTAGCCTCCTTTGATTTAATGAATTGTTCAAGATGGCTAAAATTTACAAAAAAAATAAGTGGAGGCTATAAAGCCTCCACCGTTTCCCAGAACCAAGGTTCTCTCACGATAAAATTGAGATAAACTTGGTCATAACCTTCTAAGTGAAGGCGATTAACTAACATCTGTATTGCTCTACCCAATTTAGGATCTTCACTGTTGATATATAATACAGCTATATCCTTTCGGTTTCTAGTAGAGAATACTTTGTTTAAATTATCATTAACTTCTCCCTTAGAATAATTTTCAGAAAGATATTGGTTAAAGATACTTTCATACTCAGTAGTGTAACCAATCAAGTAGAATACATCGGCATCTAACTTAATTGGTTCACAATTCCATTCGTTATTATCATGGAATTCAACATATGTTTCGATACCGCCCATACTATCAACCTGATCCCAATATTTGTAAATATCAGCCATTTTAAATCTCCTACAAAAAATAAAAGTGGCAAATTTTACTTTGCCACTTTAAAACGTTTCATTGGACCATACTTTTCAAGTTGTTCCAAACTACTTTCAATTTCCCATCTGAAAGATTCTCGTAATCTTTCATCCGAATATCTATACCTTTTATTGTTTATTAGGTATTTAGATTCTTCTATAAATCCATATATACCGCCAATATGATCAAATGGCATACTGAGAAATTTTATTATTTCTTCAGATTTTTCGTTGAAGTTGGCAACTGTTATAGTATCGACTATTCGTCTTAGTCTTATATGCATGATTTCACCTCCTAAAAAGGAAGCCCTCCGTAGAGGGCTATTGATTATTTATCCAAAGCGTAGCAGCCAACTACTTGACCGGCTTCGTTTCGGAACTGCATACCAGGAACTAGGATATCATTTCTAATGATTCCTTTTTCCTTTAATGCAGAACGTACCATACCAGATACGATAAGTTTCATCCCCTCCTTTTCTTCTGGTAACCCAATTACTTCACCGTATACGGTTTCAGTTTGAGGAATATAAATATCCCCTAACTTTAAGTATGCGGTGATAACTGAATTGGATTCTACTCGAATAGGAGTTTCCTCTTTTTCTACTTCGAGGAGAAGTGTGTTATCATCCATATTGAAGAACCCTGCTTTATGTGGTGTAAAATTAAGGATCGCTTCTACTTCGATAACTGGTAGATTGTTGAATTGAGTTTGTTGTTCCATGATAGATTTCCTTTCTTCCCATGCGGGTAAATAAATGTAACTTTGATCTATCACGGTTATAATATAT